AGACCCCTACCAGCTATACCAGCCTCTAAAGCTCTATTAGTCAATATCTGTAGAGCCCCTAACAACTGGTCTAAGCTCTGCCCTGTAGAGGTAAAGAAAGGTAAAGCGAACTTAACAGCGCTTGATAAATCCTGATACTCAATAAGAGACTTCTGGATAGCATAAGCGAACTTGTCAGTTACATCTGCTGCTTGCTCCATCTCCATCCCAAAACCAAAGATGGTCTGGGCGGTAAGTTTAGAGATAGTATTGTGGTCTCCCTGCACCGCCATGGATAATTTCAGTGTATGTGGTAAGACCTTCATGGCCTCGTTAGCTTCCAGACCTGCTGAAGCAAGCTGGTAAAGACCAGCAGCGCCGTTCTGGGTCGCTATACCATACTGATTACCAAATTCAATAATCGTATTTCCAACTTCAAAAAGCTTATCATTAGTCAATCCAAAGACCGAATTAGCGTTCAAGAGTTCTCTTTCATAATCCACCAATTCTTGGGCATTTTGATTTAATTTGTAACCCAAACCAGTTAATATGGCTATAGTATTTCTGAGAGCTGTGTTAAATTTATTACGAATAGTATCTACTGTACCTAAAAGCATCTGTCGGAATTTTTCTCCTTCCACTACAAGGTCACTATATTCACCCAATAAACTGTTCTTTTTAGCAATCAATCCCTCAACTGTAAATAAAAGGTCCTTTCTTGCTTCATTCTCCGCTTCCAGAGTCGCGAGCGTGTCCTTCCCTTCTAAATATGCGGGGTCAAGGTCATCCATTTTACTTAGCCTTTGATATTCAAGAGCATTAGATTTATCTTGTAAGTCAATATATTCACGTAACCCCCTAACAGCTGAACGTTGTTGGTTTTCTGTCATATTACCCACATTTTCTGCCAACTGTAGAGCCACATTCATATCGCTCATACTGGCATCTATTCCTTGAGTAAGAGCTTTTCCCGTCGTCATTGTTCCAAGTGCTCCACGTATATTAGTTAGTTGATTCTTGAGTATTTGACCAGATTTCTCCATACTCCCCTTTACCAAAGTATTCATCCGCGTCAGATGGCGTTTCATTCTAACTTGAATTTCGTTCTGCACTCTTTCTTGACCGGACTGAGTCCAATTATTGAGTTTATCCAACTCTTCTTTATATTTACCAGAAATCTGCCCTCTATTTTGTTTTAAAGCTATACGTTGTCCTAGCTGTTCTATAAATTGAACTAACATTGTCCCTGTTTTTTGTAAAGCCTGAGGGCTAGGAACAGCCAATCCAATCGCGACACGCGCTGCAAATACTTGTCCTGCAAAACCCATTATACAAGTCCTCTAAATGAAACAGGAGGGCGTTTCTTTCCCACCATATCCTCATATCTCCTTCGTGTTTCCAAGTACTTTACGTACTGAGAACGCACTTCAGGTTTACTCTTAGACATTTCACTTACTTGCTTATCACTATAACCATCCATTGAATGCATCACGGCGTATTCACGATAGGCGCTTATAAGGCCCATCAATTCTAACCGAGGTGTATTTTTAATTTCACCCCACGACATTCCTAAATGTTTCATTAAAGGTATATAAAGCATTACCGCATCAGGCGAGTCCAGCATCAATCCCGAAAACTTACTTGTGCTAACTCTTCTACACCTAATATTTTATTTGCTATCGTATACCTTAACGTAGTTGGTAAAAGGCTCCATTGTTTCTCTGCTATAAGAGGACCATCGGGATTTTTCTCATTAGCCTTTAGTATCATCTTAAGAACTCTCTGCGAACCTATTTCCTGATACAATCCCATCTTTTCTTCTTCGGGTAGTTCATCAGGAACTGCTAATAACTTAGGTTCTTCCTTTTCTGTAAGTTCGCAAAATTGAAATTCTACTACTCCATCTCTAAAAACTACTTCATCTATTTGCACTTCATCAGTGAGTGCTACTAATTCATCCATTGACCAAATTTTCTTTTCTTCCATTTGTATCTCCTGAGGGGAGCTCAAGCCCCCCTCAAAATAAATAATTGCTTATACTGTGCTACTATCAATTGCACCAGTGTCTTGTGTAGCTTGGTATACTGGACTAACATAACCCATAAATTCTAGAGTTTCGTCCTGTGTACCATCAACATTAACACTTACGGTATGACCTTGAATACAACAATATGGGATAGTAATTATCTCATCTGTCGACTGTCGTGCCTCAAATTCAAGGAATAAACGATATCCGTGACTAAAAGCAGGTGCTCCCCCAGCAGTAGCAGCCGCATTAGGTGCTTCTAAGCCGGGCCATGCAGCTGCTGAGCCCTTAATACCAAATCTAGCTTTCGCAAAGATAGTATCCCATGAATTATCCGTCTTCTTACGAGTTATACTGAGTGTAGTTTCCTTCTTAATTTCAGCTTTGGTCGTGGACCTCATACCAAAGTATGTAATATCCTCGTCCTGTGCCCCAATTGATAAATCTACACCAATTACGCGTTCTGCTTCAGTTCCGCCACCAGCGCGGGTCGTAGCGAAATCAGTTTCACCAGTATCAATCGCTCCCGCAGTAGTGGTTCCTACACCAAAACTCGCATTTTCAGCTGCTATTTTAACAGTTACATCCTTACCTAAGAAAAATACCATTAATATCAGAGCTCCGCGATTGGTGTTAATCCAGTATAAAAGTCATTCGCCGCTGTCGGTATATACGGCATCGGTACTATTGAGCTTGTAAATTCAAGAGTCTCCTCAGTTGTTCCATCCGCATTTAACGACACGGTATGACCAGTCATAACGCTATTTACTACGGTAAAAATCTCACCGGTAGTATCGTCTTTTAATCTTACATGTAATCTATACCCATAACAGGTATTGTGAGTGCTTCCACTTTCCAATACATCCATCATATATGTGGCTCCATTGGATATTTTAGCATCTGGTCCAGAATCAAATTCTATTCCAAATCTAGCCCCCATTCTCATCGCATTTGGGGTATCTCCTTCTACAAAGGCACCTGTAGCGCAGGGACCATTAAAAATGGTATCCCAAAATTGATTACTTTTCTTTCGTGTAACTGTAATGACGGTTTGCTTTCTAAGCTCTATTTTTTGCATAATTTGAGGGTGTCCTAGAAAGGGGCCCACGTCTTCGTCAGATACACTTATAGACAGGTCAACTCCTGTCACGTCATTGATGGCACCACTCACAACTGTTGCGTCGGTAAGTTCAGGGATGCAATTCCCTGATACAGCCGATGCACCTGTTGTAGCTACTAAGCTACAAACAGCCGCGTCACCGGCGCTACCAGAATCCAAAACTATGATTGAACAATTGTTAGTGCCACTTTCAGCCGTTGTCGACTCCGTTGTGATGAATACATCAACATCTCTTCCTAGGAAATATGCCATATTTCTTTTCTCCTTATTTTGTGTCTAGACATTCAGTGCTTTCCATTCCACTCGTTACTTTTTAATTACCTTGACTTAGTATATAAAGCTTTTGCTTCAATTACCTGTTGCGCCTCAATGATTTTGCCATTGTTGGAGAAATACTAGATGCTGAAGATGCTACGAAGGCACGCCTACTCGTAACAAACGGAGCAATAGCAAAATTATATCCTACATCTCCCTTCGAACCCTCAGCTGGTCCTCTCCATGTCTTTTCTTCCATAGCATCACTCCATACACCTAAGTAATGCTTACGAGGATTTCCTAACTCATCCCCTAATACATACTCAGAACTTCTGGTAGTGCCCATCTTATTGGGTTTTCCTACAACAGGACCCTTCCCCATCTCCTGAGCATCAAACCACGCCTTAGTTAACGTATTACTTTCTTCCATTAGTTGTTCATACCAATTCTTTACATTTTCCTTCATAGCTCCTGACTCATAATAATCTCTAATTTGTTGGTGTAATGATGATGCTAAACTAGTAGAAGTCAATCCTCTCGTCATCACAACAGCAGCTCTCATCTGTAAAACCGCATCTGTATAAGCACGTCCAGTGGCAGCGAACCACGTTCCAGCCACTCCCAAACGATTTAATATTAACATAGCTTCATTAGCTGCGAATTGTTTCGCCTCTAATAAGCCATCCACACGTTGAGCTTCCGTAATATACCCCTGATTCTTCATCCACATAGCATAATCATTGAGTATTTCCCCATGTTCCGCCGGAATAACCCATATTCTAGATGCATTCATTTGGGGTACTCTAAATGTTCGAGTCACACTTGTGACTTGAGGTGTTCCCCCGATATCTTGGCGCTGAGTAAAAGTTATTTCCCTATTATCCTCAGTAGGATATATTAAAACAGCCCCATAGAATTTATCAGTTAAAGGGCCACTCCATAAATGAGGAGCACTCTTAGTTCCTCCTCTAATAGCAGCTATAAGCCTGTCTTTACGCAACCTATCAAGCATTTCTCTCATGGTCGCATTAAGTCTTCTATCTCGCACCCCCAATCCCTGATTCANCCCCGCAAGGGGTGTAGGAATACCTGATGTAATCAATCTACTCGCTGCTACATGAGGGTCCGCAGTAATATATTCCTCTACAGGGTCTAACCCAGCTACATTTATCCCTCCAGCATCATCCATTATTCTCTGCAAAGTTGCTTCATATCTATCCCCAAACTCCTTATTTAATCTATCAAATCTATCTCCTATATGCACATTCCACTCTCGTGTTACGCTTGCTTTATCTCTGGCTATAAAATCAAGATTTGTAAACATCTTAGACGCAGTTAATTGACCACTTGCTTGCGCTCGACTTATCTCCATACTGTGCAACCCTTCCTTTCTAATATCTATATCCAAAGTTGATTCGAGGTATTCATTTAAAGAGCGCTGGTGTTCCAGCATTATATCAAATCCTCCCAATTCATTAAGACCAGACCGCAAGGGGTCTCGTTCACCACCTATCCCTAAATCCCAACCCGTCCACTGCTTTCCCGATTCACTCGCTTGCATCTCAAATAAAGAAGTAAGTCCTTCTGTTTCCAATTCATGCATTAATCTCACGGAACGTGGATTGTATCCTTGGCGGGCAGTAGGACCTTTCTCTATACCAGCAAAATCCCCCGAATCGAACAGGTTTTTCATCTTTTCCCCCATTACATCTGCGGATGCTTCTCCCTGCAAGTTACGAGCTTTCTGTAAAACTTTATTAATACGGATAGGATTGACGGACATCGCCGCTAACCTACCCCCTCCCATCCCCAAGTAAGAATCCAATCTCCCACCCGACTGCTTCCATGGATATTTTCCCATCTTATCCGTTTCCTCTTCTTCGGGTGCCTGTCTGGGCGCAAAATGAAAGTAACTGGGGTCTGACCGGCCCGCTGTAAATGGAACATTAGCTATATCCATCACAAAGGCTTGACTAAAAGGAATATAGGGCTGAAACGCTATAGTTATTGTACGAAAAACGTTCTGTTTAGCGAACGCTTGACCGTGTACATATTCATAATCTGCCATAATTAACGTGAGTTCTTAAAGATTACAACCATTGAGGCTATAGCCACCCATGTCTCCAATTCAGCATTATATCCTACATCACGAAAGCCACTAAAATGTCGCTCTTCTACCTCGGTCTGAGGAGATATGTTCGTAAAATCACAATCTGTGAGGACATTAGCGCAATTAAGCATGAGATAATTAATCAACCTTCTTTCTCTATATGGAGACCCACTAATCGTAATAGAGCTAGCTCTATCTACCATAACATATATATTAAAGCCTACTCCATAAAGCTCCCCTTTGGCAGCCGCGCCTGTTCTATCTGTGAGATTCTGACCCATATACTGAGTCTCTATCCCATTAGCTATCATTTCTGTGATTATGCAGGGATATTTAGTTTCATCCGTTGAAGGAAATTGAGGAAAGACAGTAACATCTGTAGTGTCCCATGCTGAGCCAGAGCCTATTCCAGCTATGGTATTGTATGTGCCGTCCCGTAGATTATCAATAAGGACCTGCTCAATGTTGTTAAGATGATTAGGGGCCATTATTCAGTATATGCCCTCCTTCGTGAATCAATGCGTCCGCGTGTTCGGACACAGTTAAAAATTATATAGCCGTCAGTCATGTCCTTTAAAGAGTGAACGTGCCACGAAACGGATTTATAAAACTCTATTTCTTTTAAGTATATAGCGTCCCCATCAGAGGTCCCCGAAATATTAAATTCCAAATCCCTCAAATCAGATTCGTAATCATAGCTACTACCTGATGTGACCGTAGTAGCATAACGAGTTCCTGATTCATAAATACTGGTTCCACTTGCTACTGTTCCGGTTATCCATGGTACATCAACCGTTAGCCAACTCCCAGTAGGGATACTGGTTAATGAAGCAGGAGCATATGTAGTAGCATAATCAGTATCCTGTGTGCCCCCATTGTATGCTATAAAATTGGTAAAAGTGCATGAGCCTGTACTGGCTTTAATCTTAAAACGAAGACGGTCTGCTTCTAGGGTATTTACTGCCGAAGTAGTAAAATAGAATGAGCCATCATAACCTGCTCCCATCGTAGCACTGAGAGTTTCCCCATCAGAAGTGAATGTATAATCCGCAGTACCTGAGGTCCAACTACCAGTAGCAGACGTGGGAACGCTATAAATGGTCCTGTAATTAGTAATAAGCCTATCCCAGCCTTCTATTTCATTGAAATTGGTATTGTTATCTTGGTCAAAATTAGCATAATTCTTGATTGTGGTAATGTTCGGAGTATAAATTCGGGCAGTCCCTATGATACTACTACCTGCACGTTCCTGCATATAATCTGCTGTCACACCGGGCCTTATTATAGCAGGTAAATTAGGTAATAAAAGCTCTGGTACAGCCGCTGAAGTCCCTGTTGGGACCCCGTAGTCGTCAGTATCGTAAATAGCTGGTCTGTGATAAGTGACTAATTGAGCTTGTTCTGTGCGATATCGGAGCGCCCGGAAGACGCGGTTCATGTTCAGAGCGCCCGGACGGACCCCCTGTGAACCAATCAAACCCGGCATTAGTCATCTCCAGTTCCTCTAGGTTTTGGGATACATATCTTTCGTAGCATCCACACCTGTAACGTTCTTCTTCCAGTTGACTTCTCCAGTCCATGGATTAGCATTGTANGTGGTTNTCTTTATACTGAGACTCTGCTTCATGACCAGTTGCTGGTCTGCCAATTCCTTGAAATGAATAAAAGCTTCACCCTCATAATAAACAGCCAAATCCCCGACCTGAATTCTCTCTATTCCTACACCGTTCTGGGCTATACATGCTAAATAACAAGTATAATACATAACGGCATTATCATAGGTAGCATCAGCGGTTGTAACATCATAAGCTGTCCCTATCTGTTCATAAAACCAATCACCAGATATACTGATTAATAAATCTAAAGTGTCATTGTCCAATTCTTCTTGTTCTATTCCTGCTAAAAGACGAACCCGAGTTCTTAATTCTGCTAGTGTTGATACTGTTGTTATTGCCATGTTATATTACCCCCATCATCATTGCTCCGCTCCCAGTAGCTGCTGTTAATGCAATAGCAACCCACCAGCGCATTTGCACCCTGATATCATTTTCCCACGTCTCGTGGTGTGATAAGTGATTTGAGAACATTCT